TATGGATATAAGTGTTATTGGTAGACATTGTAAATATTCTGATAGCTTACCCATTTGAGTACGCATCGATTCAATTTCTTTTTCTACTGACTGCTCTCCTACATCTTCTCTGCGATTAAATCTAGTAGACATTGTACGACCTTCTTTATATCCAGAGTGCATTTTCTTTCTTCGTGCAGAGCCTCCTTTGCCGTCAAATACAATTATACATCGAGTAGGTTTGAATTGTCTTATTACTGCTGCTATCGAGCGCATAAATCCTACATATCCACCAATATGGTCTCCATCATCATTGACTAATGGCACTGCGCTGAACACTCGAATAAAAGAATTCAAGCCATCAACAATTAACACTTTACTGTCTTTGTCTAGGCTTGAATTCTGATTTTCATGGTCTTCGCGAACTTGTTTTAATAATTCTGCGTAACCTTTCATTTTTATGATTCCTCTCCTTCAAAATCGGTTTGCACTTGAATATCATCTATTCCAAAGTCTTCACCTGCTTTATAATTAAGAATATACTTTTCACAAATTGTTTTATAAACTTGAGCTTTCATTTCTGGATCAGTCATTAATTTCGATTTGAAATCTTTAGATTGAAACTTAATTATTTCTCCTGTGTCAGTATTGGTGTAAGTATACCAAGCACCTGCTTGTGTTACCAATCCAAAATTCTTCATCATCGTTAACCAACTTCCAAAATCGTCAATACCAGAGTCAAAATAAATATCATAATCTACCATACGCAAAGGCGGGCCCATACGATTCTTAACTACTTGAGCTCGAGTTGTAATTCCAACTACAGCTTCAGGTGCGTCTACAGATTTTGCTAATTTTATTTGACCTACTGATTTAAGACGAAGGCGTACTGACGAGTGAAAGGCAATTGCTTTACCGCCTGACGTTGTCCATTGATCTCCAAAAGTTACTCCTAATCGAGTACGTAACTGATTTGTAAATATTAAACATATACGCTCTCTACCAACGAAGTTAGTAATTTTACGCATTGCTTTTGATAAGATAATAGCTTTTGAAGTCGCCCAACCATCTTTATCATAGTCAGCAGCCATTTCTTGTTTAGTGGAAGCTCCTGCCACGGAATCTACTACTATAGTAACAATTCTAGATTTAGAATTTTTCCTAACAGATTCTACTATACTGTCCATAGCGTCGAAAATATCTTCTATAGTCTCCAAAGGAATGTATAACATATCCTTAAGATTAATTCCTATAGCTTCTAAATATTCTCTAGACACTGCATTTTCAGTATCAATATAAACTGCTAAGCCACCTTTCTTTTGAGTGTCAGCTAGCGCGTGTGCTGCTACTAACGATTTGCCTGAAGCCTCTAATCCTGTAATTTCAATGATTCTACCAACCGGTAGTCCACCATTAGGTCGATTTGAAATTGCCAAATCTAACATGGTAGAACCCGTTGATATCCATTCTGTAACGTCACTAGGAGCGTCACTATCACCTTCTAAAAAATAAGCTACTTTATAATTAGAGCCTTTGAATTTTTTATTTAGATTGTCGGCTAACACAGAAGCTAAATCGTCTTGCATTTGACTTTCGTCAACTATCGTTTTATTTTTTGCCATAGTTATCCTGTCGTAATCTCTCGATTACTTGTTTTTATTTATTATTAAATAAAGTGTCAAATGCTGAAGCAACGTCATCAACCTTAGTAGACGAAGCTGTTTCTTCAATAGATGTTTTGTTTGAGTTAGCTGGTTTTGCTGGAGCTGCTACTTCTTCTTCACTTTCAGGATTTAACCAATTATGCAACATTTTAGTCATTTCATCATAGGTAGACTCTTTAAAGATGTCTGTTACCTTAGGTTGATTTGCTAATTTTTCTAAAATGTCTTTGCTGTCGGTTACTGGAGTTTGATTCGGTTTAACACGAATTGAAGTTTCAGGATATGATTTTCCACCTGGTTCAGCTGCTTTGAATTCAACAGCAATGTCGCGACCAGATACTGGATCTGAAATATCACCATAATCTGGGTCTGCAATAAATCCTAATAGTTCTTGATACACAGATTTACCAAATCCCCAAAATTTAACTCCTTCAGATTCTTTACCACGAACAATAATAGGAACATAACAACGCATTGTTGGTTCTAATTTTTTTCCTGATTTCCAATCGTCAGAGTTACCTGTTGATTTTAATTTTTCTGCGAATTCTACTATTGGATCTGGACGACCAAAAGATATCGGAGATAATATTGACTTACCGCCAAAATTGTAATGAAAATAAAGTTCCTGAAAAGGATTTTCTCTATTGTGTTGATAAGGGATAATCCTTATTACTTGAGTGCCTGGTTCAGGCTTCCATAAATTGTTTGACTTTGATGTTACATTTTGTAACGAGTTAAGCTTCTGCTTAATTGCATCGAGATTGATTGCCATGATTTTTTGTTTTTTATTTGTTATTAATTAATTTGTATTTAGTAATTGTCTACGCAAATTCAATTTGTCTAGAATAGTCAAATTTACATTTTCAACACTAACATAACTAAATATAAGTTACTTTATTCAAAGTACCAAATATTTTATATAAATATATTACAGATTAATAATCTGATATACTTTTGTCTTTAAAACTTTCAATTCATTATTAGAGGTTACTAACAATGCGTTTGAAAATTTACTCCAATTAACGGAAAACTTAGGATCTAATATTCCATTGTTTTCTAATTGTATCAATGCGTTTAATGAGTTTATAGTGTATAACGTATTAGTGTCTTTCTTACGATGTACTAACATAGCTCCTGGTAATTGCTTTCTTTGATTTTCTTTATCTACATTAAAGCTGCATACTAACTCTTCCGAGTCTTGTATTGACAACACAAATATTCGTTTATATATAACTTCATAAGTTTTTACAATCATACTTGACGTATGATCCAATGACTCTTCGGTCGTGAATAAACAAATTAAAGATAACAATATATGTAAGTTCTTTTACCATTTATAAATATATTAAAATTTTCTTTCTACGCTGATCATGTTTGAATAATCAGGACCTATTTCTATTTTAGTTGGATACTTGCCTTGTTGCTCTAATTCTTCTTTTATTATATGCAATAAATCAGCTCCGTCTCTTTTGTCAAAATCATAAAGAAAGCTGTCATAGGTATATAGTATCAGCTTCGAAGAGAAAGACTTTGTACGTAGAAGTATGTTATGTATAACCGCCATATTTCTTTCCGTCTCAAAGGACTGCAACATGTAGTTTAAAAGCTTAGCTGCATTCATTTCAGTAAAGAATGATTTGAATAATTTTCTAGAAAACATAGGAGTTTCAATATATCCTTGCTCTTTGAATTGATTCCATATTAACTGAGTGTATTCATGTATTTTAGCAAAGAATGGAATTGTTAAATATTCAGATCCTATACCTCCATAAAGTTGTTTAAATGATATTGATTTAGACTCTGAATACTCTTCCGGAGATAAAGTTTCTTTATCAAAATAAAACTGACCTAAATATTGATGTACTGATACATTGTCTGGAAATTTATAATCTACTAACTCTGCTAGAAGTCTTAAGTGATAAGCATCGTAGTCAAAAGATAACATAAATCCATTTTCACCAAATCTAGAAACAAATGGAGCTCGCTGACCATTGTCTTTGTTCAAAGCAGCAAAATTAATTCCTCCATATCGATTGCTTGGGCGTCCCGTAGTAGTATATATATTATATTCAGAATATACAAAATTATCATGTATTAGATGTTCTGTAAATTTCTTTTTAAATTGCTCGTAATTTACAAAAAGACCATTTTGTTCTATTTGTTGAAGTGAGTCCAACATCAATACATTGTACTTTTCAAAAGCAGTATCGTTTTGATAAAAGTCAAATACATCTAAAAATCTTTGAGAGATAGCTTGAGACTTTTCAATGTGTTTGGAAATAGGAATGATGGTATTTAAATTGTTGAAGTTTCCGAAATTTCTAGTAAAGAACTCGTGTGCTGGCGTTTCAAAGTCATCTTCAATTGGTTGATTGTTATAAAAATACTCAACCATACTCATGTCAATTAAGTTGTCAGTATTTAAAAACTTCTTGAATCGTTTTTTGTTGTAAACGAATAAATTTTTATCTTTAGGAAATTGAGTTAGTAAATCTATGGAAAGTGATAAACCTTCAGTGTGATTGAATACTGCAAGTACTTCTTCATCTAAATTGAGTACATATATGTATACAACAGATATCGAGTCTGTATATACTGGTCGACTTCCATTGCAGTAAGTTGGAACAATTAACCAATCGTAATTTTTACTTTGCTCTAGGAATGTCTCAAACTCACTTATCGTTTCTATAATAGTCATTACCTAGTAAATATATATTATTTAATTCAAATTACCAAATAATTTTTTAATGTCTGATTTTACATAAGGTGAATAAATTGTCAATTCAATATAGTCTGTTAAATAATTTTTCAGCCCAATCATTTCTCGATCTTTTAAAAATACCAGTCTTTGATTGGTATCAGCT